AACCGCTTGCGCGCAGCCAAGCCGATGTGTCAGTCTACGGTCATGGCAAGTGACCTGACCCTTCCCGCGCACGACCCCTCCACCCTCGGCTGGCCGCCCAGCCTGCCGTTGGAGCTGGCGCTGCGTGAGCGCCAGCCCCATGAGCTATGCGCCGCCTACGGCATTAGCCGGGACGAGTGGCAGCGGCTGCGCGCCGACCCGCTGTTCCAGGCCGCGGTCGGCCGCAGCGTCGACCAGCTCAAGCAGGACGGCATGGGGTTCAAGCTCAAGGCCCAGCTGCAGTCGGAGGGGCTGCTGCAGGAGTCGTGGCGGCTGATCCACGACCCCGACACCCCGGCCAACGTCCGCGCCGAGCTGATCAAGACGACGTGGAAATATGCCGGCTACGAGCCGGAGAAGGCGTCCGACAACGGCCCGACCCAGAACGCCTTCGTCATCAATTTAAACCTGAGCTAATGGGAGTGACGCTTATGGAGTACGCACTGATTGGCCTCACGGTCGCCTTCATCGCCGCCGCGCTCGGGCGGATCCTCTACATCGTGATGGGGAAGTGACCATGCGCCCGGTGCTCAGCGACGAGTCCATCGCCCTCATGGACGCCCTAGCGGACGACCTCGCCGCACAGAGCGACGGCCGCGAGGCCAACATCCTGCGGGTGCTGCTGACATGGCAAGAGCGCGACAAGGCGGTCAATGAGGCCGAGCGCCGCGCCGCAGAGGCCAACAAGATCGCTGACGACATGCTGCCGGCGGCCTACCACGACCAGCTGGCCTACTATGCCGACCAGATGGCCTTCTACGCCAAGCAGATCGACATTTACAAGGCGTCGATCAAGCTGGCGCAGGACACCGTCGCCAGCGTCCCTAGCGTGGACTATGCGCCCGAGATCGTGGACGGCAGGATCGCCTGGTTCGTGGATGGTACAGGCAAAAGATACGTGCTCGATGGGTTCGAGCCTGTCGACGTGGAGGCGTCCAAGCGTTTGCATGGTGTCGCCAAGTGACCCGCCTCGACCTTGACGGCCCGCTGCCGCCGACCATGACGCTGCTGCTGCAGTTCGCGATGGAGGTCGCCCCCGAGGACAGCCACGAGCCCCTGTTCATGCACGCCCGCGCCTTGCGCACCGAGCACCACTCGATCGGCCAGTTCCGCGCCGAGGCGGCGTTCATGCGGGTGCTGCAGGACGGCCTCACCTTCGGGAAGTGGCCGCTATGAAGACTTTCGCCGAAGGTCGGCTGACCCTGCGCAAAGGCGACTGCCTGGCGATCATGGACGCTATGGCGTCGAACAGCGTCGACTCCGTGGTGTGCGACCCGCCTTATCACCTACTCTCCACCGTCAAGCGGTTCGGTGGCAAGAACGCCGCGCCGGCGCAGCACGGTACTGACGGCGCGTTCGCCCGCGCCAGCAAAGGCTTCATGGGCAAGGAATGGGACGGCGGCGACATCGCCTTCCGACCCGAGACGTGGGCCAAGGTGCTGCGGGTGCTCAAGCCGGGCGGTCATCTGGTGGCGTTCTCGGCCCCCAAGTGCTCGCACCGCATGGTGTGCGCCATCGAGGATGCTGGCTTCGAGATCCGCGACGGGCTGATGTGGATGTTCGGCACCGGCTTCCCCAAGTCGCATGACGTCAGCAAAGGCATAGACAAGTCTGGTGGGGTAGACACCTCATGGTTTGGCCCCTGGCTTAGGGAGCACAGAGAGGCTACGGGCATAAGCCAAAAAGATTTGGCTGAGCGCGGTGGATTTTATAAGAATGTAAACCACGGCGGGCTCGTAGCGAACTGGGAATTGGGGTATGGGGAGCCAACCGCAGAGCAGTTTAATGAAGTGTGCGTCCTGCTCAACCTACCGTTCAAACCTATAGACGTTGTTAAGCGCGAGGTTATAGGTCAACGTAAAGTCTCGCGAGGCGTCGCGTTCAGCAGTGACGGCGCAGACACTCTTGACATAACACTGCCCGCCACCGACGCCGCTCGCGAGTGGTCAGGCTGGGGAACGGCGCTAAAGCCGGCCTATGAGCCGATCTGCCTGGCGCGCAAGCCGCTGGTCGGCACCGTCGCCGCCAACGTGCTGGCGCATGGGGTCGGCGCGATCAACATTGACGCGACGCGGGTTGCAACTTCGGATGCGCTCGGGGGCGGGATGGTCAGCATGGGGAGGCCGAAAGTCTCCGAGGGATGGGACCGTCCTTGGATGCATGACGCAGACGTGACGGAACGCAAGAAAGGCGAGTCCGCCATCAAGGTTGCGCGAGCCGAGGCGCTAGGTCGCTGGCCCGCCAACGTCGTTCATGACGGCTCGGATGAGGTGGTCGCGGCGTTTCCTGAGACGACAAGCGGCGATCACAAGCAATATAGGCAAAACGTCAAGGGGTGGAAAAACTCTTGCGACGTAAACACTTTTGAAAACAAAGGCGACTCCGGCTCCGCATCGCGCTTCTTCTACTCGGCCAAAGCCTCCAAGCATGACCGCGCCGGGTCCAAGCACCCGACCGTCAAGCCAATTTCCCTGATGCGATGGCTCTGTCGCTTGGTGACGCCAAAGGGCGGAACAATCCTTGACCCCTTCGCGGGCTCCGGCACCACCGGCGCCGCCGCGCACCTGGAGGGCTTTCGCGCCATCCTGTGCGAGCAGGACGAGACTTACCAGGACGACATTGTCAACCGCCTGCAGGAGTTCAGCAACGACACGCCTGACCCGATCATCGACCCGACCGACCTGACCCAATGCACCTCCTACGAAGACCAGGAGTGATTCTGATGCGCCGTCCCAACCCCTTCGCCCTCGGCCTGGTCCTCGGCCTCATCCTGTCCGGCCAAGCCGCCGCCCGCGTCTGCGAGTGGCGCTGCAAGGTGCGGTTCTCGGCCTGCCGGATCGACCAGCCCAAGACCTGCATCGAGCAGGAGATTCGCCCCGACCTCGACGCCGGCCTGTGCGTGTTCCAGAGCCAGATGGCGGTGCAGAGCTGGATCAACGACCGCGCCGAAAAGGACCACGTCCACTGGCGGTGGACGGTGCTGGAGTGCGTAACCCCTGACGACAGTAAGGTGTGATATGGACATGCTCTTTAACGTGATGGTCTCGGTGTGGTCCTTCCTGTTCTACCGCATCCTGCGCGACTGCCGGGTGCTGTGATGCGCGCCGACTGGCTGGTCATGCTCGCGGCGGCCTGCATCGCGCTGGCGGGGCTTAGCGCCCTCTCCATCGCCGCCCACATCTTCTGGAAATTCATGCGATGACCCTCGACGACCTCAAGCCAGCCTATGTCGCCAAGCTGCGCGAACGTCTCAAGCGCCGCACCACGGCTGGCCCCGACGGCTGCCGCCCGCTGATGCCCGGCTCGCAAAGCACCTCGATCAACTGCGTGCGGGCGCCGATGGCGCATCTGGCGTGGCTGCTGCGTCACGGCGAGCTGCCGACCGGCAGCCTGCGCTGGACCTGCACGACCGCCACCTGCTGCAACCCTGACCATCTGGTGCTGCGCACCCCGCTGCCCAAGACCGGGTCGTGGCGGCGCCTGACCGCGCCCGAGCGCTGCGAGGCGGTCGAGATGCGCCGCAACCGCAAGCGCATGCGCGACATCGCCGAGCACTTCAACGTCACCGTCAACACCATCAGCCGCATCATCGCCAACGCCGGTGGGCGGCCTTGAGCGAAGCCATAAATTACTCCCCGCCGCCGGTGCTGAAAGAGTTCATCAAGGATTACCGCCCCGGCGGGATGTTCTATGACTGGATCGTCGGACCTGTAGGATCTGGTAAGACCACCGCCATTTTTATGAAGCTAGTGTATATGGCGCAGCTGCAGGCTAAGGGGCCAGATGGCATCCGCCGCACTCGCGCCGTGGTTGTAAGAAACACGATGCCGCAGCTGAAGGATACCACGATCGTATCGTGGGGCTACTGGTTCAAAGAGGGCCAAGCAGGCACGTGGCGTGCTACTGACAAGATTTTCACCTTGAAGTTTGGTGATGTGGAGTGTGAGGTGCTGTTTCGCCCACTCGACACCGAAGATGACGTTCAGCGCGTGCTGTCGCTGGAGGTGACCTTCGCTATCCTCGATGAGTTCGTCGAGATTCCGCGCAAGATCATCGAGGCGCTTTCTGCGCGTTGTGGCCGCTACCCATCCAAGAAGGACGGTGGAGCCACCAACTGGGGGATGTGGGGCTCGTCCAACCCAGGAACAGAAGACGCATGGTGGTTCCCCTATCTGCACCTCCTGTGCGACGACCCCAACCAGAACCTTCCACCATCCGCGAAATACTTCAAGCAGCCGTCCGGCTTGTCCCCTGAAGCCGAGAATGTTGAGAACTTGCCTGGAGGTAGGGACTACTACACCTCGCTGACTTCAGGCAAATCCGATACCTGGATTAAACAATTTGTGGAGAGTTGCTGGGGCTTCTCGGTCAGCGGCCAGCCGGTGGTGTCGACCCTCAAGCCCGACATTCACTTCGTCAAGGGGCTGCTGCTCAACCCCGGCCTGCCGCTGGTCTGCGGCTTCGACCCCGGCCTCGGCGGCTCGGCCTTCGTGTTCGGCCAGATGGACTTTGAAGGCCGGCTCAACGTGCTGGGCGAACTGGTGCAGGCCGGCTATGGCGCTGACCGCCTGATCAGCGAGCGGCTGCGGCCTTATATCCGCGCCCGCTGGCCGGAGTTTGACCTCAACCAACTGGTGATCGCCGCCGATCCGGCCGCCGCCAACCGCGCCCAGACCGACGAAAAGTCGGTGGTCGACAAGTTCAAGCGCCACTTCAAGGTCGACTGCGAGACCAACAACCGCTTCCCGCTGCGCCTCGACGCCATCGAGCATTTCACCACCCGGCTGATCGCCGGCGGCCCGGCGCTGCGCATCGACGAGAAGATGTGTCCGGTGGTCAGCCGGGCGCTGCGCGGCGGCTGGCGCTACAAGATCGACGCCAAGAACGACACCATGGCGGCGGAGGCCGACAAGAATAACCCCTATTCCCACCCCGGCGACGCCTTCGGCTACCTCTGCCGCTACTTCCACAAAGCCACCGAGCGTGAGCAGCGCTACGGCGTCGCTGGCGCCCGCGTCGAGCGCGCCTTCCGCCCGCCGCGACCGTCGTCCAACCCTTACCATCACAGATAGCTTGCCCAAGACGCCTTACGACTGTAATGTTCCAGGCGAAAGCCATCGGAGAGCCTAGCACATGACGCAAGCCGCCACCGCGCCGGGCGACCTCACCCCGCCCGCCGTCAAGGTCGAGACGCCTATCGACGCCCCGGTCAAGGCGATCAAGCCCGACGAGTTGCGGTCGCTGGGCCAGAAGCTCGACGGCCTGTTCAAATCCTACGTCAGTGACAGGAGAATCGCCGAGCTGCGCTGGCTGCGCAACCAGCGCCAGTATCTCGGCATCTATGATCCGGAAATTGACAAGGAGTTGTCGCCGTCGCGCTCGCGGGTCTACCCGCGGCTGACCCGGATCAAGGTGGTCAGCGTGGTGTCGCGGATCATGAACCTGATGTTCCCCGGCAATGATAAGAACTGGGCGCTCAAGGCCAGCCCCAGCCCCGACATGAGCCCCGACGACATCAAGCAGGCGGTGCAGGACGCGCTCAAGCGCGATCAGGCCGCCGGCGTCCAGCCGCAGGTCGACAAGGACTATGCGCTGGCCGCGATCCAGACCCTGGCCGACACCCGCGCCGACGCCCTGACCCAGCTGGTCGAGGATCAGCTGGAGGAAATCGGCGGCGACCAGTCGCTCGACTATGTCGCGCTCAACCGCAAGGCGCTGATGTCGGGGGCGATGTATGGTCCCGGCCTGCTGGTCGGCCCCTACGCCCGCGAGGTCAAGTCGACGGCGTGGCAGATCGAGCCGATGTCGGGCCAGCCGATGCCGATGGACAAGATCGCCTACAAGCCGGTGTTCGAGTTCCTGCCGATCTGGGACTGGTATCCCGACCTCAGCGCCAAGACCCTCGACAGCGCCGACGGCTATTTCGAGCGCAAGGTGATGTCGCGCAGCCAGGTCCGCGAGCTGGCCGACCGCTCCGACTTTTTCGCCGACGTGATCAAGAAATATCTCACCGGCTCCGGCAAGACCGGCAACTACAAGCCGCAGCCGTTCGAGCAAGACCTGCGCTCGATGGGGGTCAAGGTCAACGTCAACGAGGTCAAGTCGGAGACTGCCAAATACGAGGTCATCATCTGGCACGGCCCGGTGTCGGGCGATTTCCTCAGCTCGGCAGGGGTCGACGTCGCCGACGACAAGATGGCTGACGAGATCGACGCCGAGGTGTGGATGATCGACCAGAACGTCATCAAAGCGGCGATGAACCCATGGAAAGAATTGGGCGTCGACGTCAAGACCCTGCACACCTTCCTGTTCGATGAGGATGACACCTCGCCGATCGGCCAAGGCCTGCCCAACATCATGCGCGACTCGCAGATGTCGGTGTGCGCCGCGGCGCGGATGATGATGGACAACGCCTCGATCATCTGCGGCCCCAACCTGGAGGTCAACACCACCCTGTTGCGCCCCGACCAGGACCTGACCTCGATCGTCGCTTACCGCAACTGGTATCGCGACGACGACGGCCCGACCGCGCAGTGGGCGGCGGTGCGCAACATCGAGATCGACAGCCACCTCAACGAGCTGCAGCAGATCATCGACCTGTGGCTCAAGTTCGCCGACGCCGAGACCTTCGTTGGCCCCGCCACTGGCGGCGACATGGCGCAGACGCCAAGCGAGCCGATGCGGACGGCGGCAGGCGCCTCGATGATGCGCGGCGACGCCGCGCTGCCATTCAAGGACATCATCCGCTCGTTCGACCGCTTCACTCAGTCGATCATCCAGTCGCTGGTGCAGTTCAACCGCAAATTCAACCCGGACCTCGCGCCGGAGGGCGACTACAACGTCATCGCCCGCGGCGCCACCTCGCTGATGGCCAAGGAAGTGCGCGGCATGCAGGTCGATCAGCTGGCGCAGAGCCTGACGCCGGAAGAAAAACAGCACGTCGACATGCGCAAATTCGCCGGCGAGCGCTTCAAGGTGCGCGATCTTGGCGACCTGCTGCTGTCCGAGGCCGACGCCGAGCGCGGCATCCAGGCAGCAAACCAGGCACAACAGGCGCAGCAGGATCAGCAGACCAAGATGGTCGACGCCCAGATCCAGAAGGTGCTGGCGGAAGTCAAGAAGGATCTGGCCCAGGCGCAGAAAAGCGCAGCCGCCGCCGACGCCCACACCGTCGAGACGGGCTTGAGCATTGTAGGAACGGGCGTCGATCACGCGCTCGCACAACCGGGAGGAATGGATGGCGGACAATCGGGCTCTAATGGCCAACCTGTACGAGGATCTGGCCCGGGCGCGGGGCTCGTATGAGGTCGACGCCTTCATCCGGCTGCTCAACTTACACTACGAAGACATCAAGGAAGCGATGGTCAATGACGACGGCCGCGCCGACGAATTGCGCGGCGGGGCCAAGGCCTATCGCGACCTGATCAAGAACATTGAGCGCACCGCAGTGGCGCTGACCAAGAAAACGGAGAGATAAATGACCACCGCTACCGAAGCCGAGGTTCCGGCCGACGACGAGTTCAGCAAGATGTTCGACGAGATCTCCAAGCTCGGCGACGAAGTTCAGCCCCCTGCGGCAGAAGCAGCCCCTGAGCCGGTCGCTGTGGATCCGGAACCCGTCGCTGTGGATCCGGAACCCGTCGCCGTCGACCCGGCCCCCGAGCCGGTCGCTGAACCCGCTCCGGCTCCGACGCCCGCGCCGCGCGCCAGCGACGATGACATCATTGATCGCTTCGCCCGCGCCGTCGCCGATCGCCAGCCGCAGACATCCGCTCCGGCGCCGCAGGCCCAGGCTCCCGCTGAGGCGCCGCCGCTGTTCTCCACCGACGAGCAGGCGCTGCTGTCGGCCTATGAGAAGGATTGGCCCGACGTCGCCAAGGCCGAGGCGCTGCGCCGCCGCGGCGAATACCAGCAGCTGGTCGGCTATATCTTCAACCAGGTGCAGGCGCGCTTGGCCCCGGTCGAGCAGCAGATGCAAGGCGCCACCCAGCGCTCGCATCTCGGCGACCTCTACAACCTGATCCCCGACTATAACGAGGTCCGCCAGCCGGTGCTCGACTGGATCGGCAAGCAGCCGCCCTACCTGCGCTCGGCGTTCGAGCAGGTGGCGTCGCAAGGCACCCCCGAGGAAGTGGCCGATCTGGTCGGCCGCTACCGCAGCGCCGCCGGGGTTTCCGCTCCGAGCGCCCCCGCCCCGGCTCCGGTCGCGCCAGCCACACCGGCCCCGGCGCTGCGCAAAGCCGCCGCCGCCTTGGCTCCGGTGCGGTCGTCACGGTCGGGCGCGGTCCAGCAGGCCAACCCAGACGATTACGACGGCGCCTTCGCGGCTTTCATCAAGGGCGACTGACACCTTATGACCGTAACACAACTAGACAGAAGCTCGGCTTCTGTCTATTATACGGCCGCAGCAAGCACTGAACCGCCTCGAAAGGCCAAACAAGCGGCGCTATCGACGGCCCAAGTCAGGCTTCACAGCCTTTGTGAACGCTTCTCTAGGAGCCCAAAATGACCGCTATGACCTCATATGGTGACATCTCCCCGGCCGTCGCCGCCTATTCGGTGGTTCGCATGCTCAAGCGTGCGATGCCTTACATGCACATCGAGAAGTTCGGCCAGACCTATCCGCTGCCGACCAACTCCACCCAGACCGCCAAGTTCCGCCGCTACTTCCTGACCGGCGCCGGTGGCGCGGCTGGACCGGACAACGGCGCTGGCACCAACGGCGCCGGCACGGCCTTCAGCGTTCCGCTGGCTTTGACCCCCTTGGTCGAAGGCGTGACGCCGGGCGGCTCGACGGTCACCAACCAGGACTACACCGTCCAGCTCTATCAATACGGTGACTTCACCGGCTTCTCCGACGTGATCGAAGACACCCACACCGATCCCGTCCTGCAGCAGATGATGGACATCCTCGGCGAGCAGGCCGCAATCACGGTCGAAACCTTGCGCTACAACGTGCTCAAGGCTGGCACCAACGTCTGGTACGGCAACAAGGTCGCCGGTCGCTCTTCGGTGATCACCGCCATTTCGCTGACCGACCAGCGTCGCGTCACGACTGGCCTCAACCGCCAGAACGCCCGCAAGATCACCCAGGTGGTCGCGTCCAATCCCGACTACAACACGAAGAACGTTGAAGCGTCCTACATGGCGATCTGCCACCCGGATCTCGAATCCGACATCCGCGGCATGACCGGCTTCAAGCCGGTGGCCGACTACGGCCCCCACACCTCGCCGTTCGAAGGCGAGATCGGCTCGGTCGAGCAGGTGCGCTATCTGGCTTCGACGGTGTTCGCGCCGATCGTCGACACCGGCGGCACCGCGGTCACCAACAGCCTGCGCTACACCACGGCCAACACCGCCTGCGACATCTACCCGATCCTGTACTTCGGCCGCGACGCCTTCGGCATCGTTCCGCTCAAGGGCAAGTCGGCGATGACGCCGCTGGTCGTCAACCCCAAGCCGGCCGCCAGCGATCCGCTCGGCCAGCGCGGAACGGTCGGCTGGAAGCTGTGGACGGCTACGGTCATCCTGCAGGACGCCTTCATGGCCCGCCTCGAAGTCGGCGCCACCGCCTAATCATGAGGGGGCTTAATCGCCCCCTCCCTTCTTTTGGTTTTGCGCTCTAGGAGCCTTCCACATGACCACCGACGTCATTGACCTTACCTTCCACGGTTCCTCCTTCCCGACGACCTACATCGGCGTCGGCACCAAGGTCGGCAACCCGCTGTCCGCCGTCTCCAACCCGCCCCGCATCTCCGGCTATTTCACCGGCGCCGGCAACGTGGTGTCGATCCCGGTCGGCTTCCAGCCCTCGCATGTCCGCATCGTCGACGAGACGGATGTGATCATCTGGGACTGGTACAAAGGCCTCGCCGCCACCCACACGATCAAGCAGGTCACCGCCGGCACGACCACGGTCGACACCACGTCGGCGATCCTGGTCTCGACCGATCTGGCCGGCAACTGCACCATCACCCTGACAGCGGCGCTGGCGGTCAACGCCGCCAACATCTGCTACGTCATCGACGCTTGATCGACGCCCTCCCCGGTCGATCTACCTGGGTGGAAGCTCTAAAAGCCTCCACCCTTTTTCTCAAGGATTGAATGATGGCGCAGCAAGGACTCGATCAGACCGGCCAGGAGAACTCGGAGGTTGTGATCTCCAAGATCGGCCAGATGTTCACCGAGCTGTACAGCAGCTTCGGCGGCGCAACCAGCCCCAGCGTGACTGCGGTCACGGCTTCAGACGCGATCACCGGCGGCAGCCTTGTGACCACCGGCGCAACATCGACCGCGACCCTGACGGCGACCGGCCTCGTGACCGAGCAGAGCCTCAAACTCGATACCGGAACCAAGACCGCCGCCGCCACTGCCGGCGCAGCCACGCTTAACAAATCGTCAGGCGTCATCACCTCGGAAGCGCTGACCACGGCAGCCGGAGCGGACTATACCCTGACCCTGACCAATTCGACCATCGCCGCCGCCGACATCGTGATGGCTTCGGTCCAGCTCGGATCGGCCACCACCGGCGTCCCGACGATCGCTAGCGTTACGCCTGGATCCGGGTCTGTCGTGATTGTCGTCCAGAATATCCACGCCTCGGCGGCAGTCAATGGAACCCTCAAGATCGCGTTCGCGGTCTTCAAAGCTTAAAGGTTTGAGCCCATGCCGGATGTACGCATCGAACGGATCGCCAACGGCTACGAGGTCTGCCTGACCGATCCCGAGATCGTCAAGGCCAACCGCAAGCCCAACAGCAAGTATCAGAACGCTGATCGCGAATACGCCTT